ACCCACCAGCCCCACCTAACGCAGCTCCACAGGGACCTATTCAGTAACCAGTATGGATAAACATTTTTACAGGTCGCTTTTGTTGCTCGTTAACAACAAGGAGCAAATGAACATTCTTCTCGAGTATGGCTCAGCCCGGATAGCCCAATACCATGCGCTGCTTGAGAACGAAAAAGACCACACCCGAGTTTTAGAAATGCAGGGCGCAATCAAAGAATTACGTCGATTGAAAACCTTACGCGATGAAGCGGTAGCTGGAGCTAAATAATGGGTTTATTGGATAACGTCTTAGGTTACTTTCGGGATGATGACGATGATCTTGAGAAAACTGTCCCACCGCCCCTGCAACAACAATCACGCTTTGGTGGTTTAGGTCTCACACCAGATCAAGCAGGAGCCGATTTTAACGCTGCTAAGACCAATTACCTAAGTCTGGCTGGTCCTGTATATACAAACCCTTATACCGGGACGGATTATACGACCACCCCTGACAAGGACCAGCGCACTGACCGCGAGGTAATTACGGATACTGCTGTAGCGGCTAAAGATGCTGTTGTAGAATACAGTAAGGATCCCAAGCTTCCCAGCGCACAACAAGTCAAAGACTTTGGCGTTGGTATGGTAACCGAAACAGTGGATCTGTTTGATCGGTTAGCTAAAGGCGAGGCCAGCTTATTAGAAGTCTTTGAGTTGGCGTCTGGGGTAGGGGTAGGCGCGAAAGTAGCCCAGAAAGCATTTCCTGATCCAGAGCTGGATAGCTCTTCTTTTACCACGGGCATGTTTCTAAACAAATCCGCCCCGGGTGCTGATATGAAAGCTTTACAGGCAGCTCAGGACGCTGAAGCTGCTGGGGCTAATAGAGAGGCCATTTACAAGCAAACAGGTTGGCTCAGGTTTTCTGACGAATGGGTTTATGAAATCAGCGATGCCGATAGCAACATTGCTATGCTCCAGGCTTACAAAAAACCCTTTGAGGTTATTGAATCTATCTCCGTAGACGGGAAGATAGATAAGCCAACAGAAACTGGCCTTCGTACTAAAGCTCAATTAGCTATTTCTGATATTTTTTCTCAAAACGCTGTTGGTAAGATCACCCTCGAGGAAGCCGTTGCTTTAGGCGAGGAGATAGCACAAAAATTAGAGGCGGATCTAACTGCCTCTGCTGGAACAATAACTAAACAGGTAATAGTTGACCCACAGCGTAAGCTGAAAAACAAAGGCATCTTGTCTGACGTTTTACTAAACGATCCATTATTCGAGCAGATGGATGACGCCTTTAAACAAAACTCGGCCCAGGTTGGCGGCACGTATAACGGTTACTTTGGCGTTCAGTATGGCGGAAAACCACCTCGAGGTAAGAGCAAAGTCAATGCGTTTCCCAGTAGCATACGCTCTTCTATTGACAGTGCAGTCACTAATGAAAAATTTAGACTTAAACAGAAGGCTGACGGCAGTGTAATAGATCCGTTCTTTGGCGAGGAAGCCCTGATTAAAACCACGGGTGGATTAACGGTAAATCGTGCAGATGAGCAGCTATTATCGCAACTAAAAAGTGGATTAATAAATAGGGAACAGTTCATTGCGGATTGGACCTGGGGCGTACTGTTACACGAAACTCAGCACTTGGTTCAAAACTCTTTAGGTATGAAATCTGGCCGAGGGGCTATGGTATCAACGGCCACAGATGCAGCTCGACCCAAAGCAAGTGCAGCTATAAAAACTGCAATGAAAGATCTTTCCCTACAGGATGGTTGGAAAATCACCAAAGACCTTTCGAAGAAATATACAGGGAAGGGTGACCAACAAAACACAGGGGCAATATTTGCATCTCTGAATAGTTATCATAACCGACTCGAGAAAATTAATAGCCAGACCTACGGTAGCGATAGAGATAAAAATAACGCTTTGGTTGGTGGGGTAAACAAGCTGACCTCTTTACTTACATCCTCCGTGGTTAAGAAAGATGGATCAGCCATGTCTGCCTCTGAGGCTGCAGATCTTACCAAAGATCTGCTTGCAGAATCTAAGGTATACGACAGCTACCAAACATTCCGCGATATCGTAAATAGTCGCGCCTCAAAATTATCCAACCCTGCAGAAAGAAATATAGGGGATCCCAATTTTTCTTCTCTGACAAAGAAAGAGAAAGCTAAGAAGGGTTTACGACCTTATGAGTTTTATTCCAGGGTGGCTGGAGAAGCTCTAGCTAGATTAGTAGAATCTCGCCGGAACATGACCCCCGACCAACTTAGAGAAAACTTCCCTTTGAATGCTATTGGTAAGGGCGGTGATCTGGATGTCCCAGAAAACGAGCTTTTCCGAGTTGGCGGCGCTTATGATCCTATGGAGATCGACACCAAACCTAAACCGCCATCTGATCCTGTAAATTTGCCGCTCACAAATACCAGTATAGAACCTGATCCACAAACAATTTTAAGTGTGAAGGACAAAAATTACTTTGCCACAGACAATTTAAACGATGCCGATCTACGGTTAAAGGATCCTGTTGGGTATGTTGCAGGGGACATTTTACGTTTTATTGAGTTTTTCCCCAACGGCGCAACCCTCAAAGCAATCCAAAAAGAACTGATAGAGGGATCCACAGATCCCGGCAGCAAAGAATTTTTTAATAAAACTCAAAAAAAGGCAAACAAAGCGTTCTATACCGATGAGCGTTTGCAAGAAGCTTTAGTCTATATAGATAATAATGGTTTGGCTTCCACTATCCCTAATTCTGCTGACTTAATTGACACCCAGATAATGCCGACTTGGCAACGCAAAAAACCAGATGGAACAGTGCTCACAAGAGAAGATCTAGGCTATCCCCCTTGGCCCCCAGAAGCCCCGGATGCTGGTTTAATTGATGATCAGATGGAAGCTGGGGCGATGGGTTCTAGCCCCTCTGATGGAGGGAACAATTTCCCTCCCAAAGGACCAGCCTTTACGTCTAAGACATTTGACGCGCTGGGCTTTTCTGATGAGGTAATCGCTGAAATGGCGGAGACCAATAAGAGAATAAAATCAAACATGGCTACGGATGCTGGCCGAGCAGCGGAACAAAAAAGAATAGATGAAAAAAGAGACAGGCTTATTGAGCAATACATCACGGCATTTACAAATACGTTAGCTAGTAAAGGCGATAAAGTAGTAGATTTAAAAGCCCTTAAATACGCCATGAAGAAAGATGAAGCTTTAGGCGGTATTGAAGCAGCGTCTCTGCAAGCAGCTGACACCAACGTAATTTTAGAACGTATGGGCGGGGATATCGCCGAGCAGATGATGAAAGATGATCGATTAGCATCCATGCTTGAGAGCCCTCTTTTTGTAGGCCCAAAAAGCCAGGCGGAATACGGAAGTGAATATACTAGAGCAGATTTGGATAAAGCGGACACCCCAAGCCACCGCGAATATATACGGCGCAATGTTGAAAAAGATTACTCCCTGACTGTTGACCAGGAAGAGTTGATCACCCGTGTATTCGACGAAGGCTATGATGAGAATTTACTAGAGTGGGCCTCAAGAGAACACGCAATCCGCACCACATTAAAGAAAATGAAAATTTCTACTTCTGATGATCAGATGGACAGCGGTGCTTTAGGCGGAACATCCATTGTTCCTTTCAGCGCCTCTGCTGGGCCTAAGACCTTAGACGTGTATTACGATTCTCGGTACGACATGATCGACTCTCGGGGTGCTAGTGCAGAGGACTTCTACACAGACCCTGTAGAATACTACGGCAACCGACCAGATAATATCGAGGGTAAACTATTTAAGCGGACTTTGACTTTTAATAAACCTTTGGAAGCAACGTCTATTCGCCAAGCAGCGGTCAAATTAGGAATTGAAAAAGCGAGCCCAAAACAGTGGGAGATAGCCGTTGCAGCTAAAGAGCAAGGTTTTGATGGGATTATTCTTTCAGACAAGAAAGGCAACATTAAAAATATTAGAGAGCTAGATAACGATAGCACCGATTTATCTCGGGAACTAAAAGACACAGGCTCTGTTACTAAACCTATATTTACCAACTCAGACCGTTTTTGGGTAAGAAATTTCAGAGAAGATTATTTCCATTTGATGCCTCAAGCCAGTGAGGTTAACGCTAAAAAATATCACAAAGATCTGATAGAAAAAGGGATCAGTGAGCAAAATGCGGATCTGGCAGCTGCTGATGCATTTAATAGTGATATGCGAACCCTTGCTTACTATCTAGCAAAACAATTTCCAGAGCACGTAGATGAGATTCAAGTAAATCCGGTTGCTTTTATAAACTCAGTAGATTCACGCATGATCGAACCAGCGATTTCTGAGATAGAGCCTATGTTTAGGCCTTCGCAAAAACCACCCGAAGGAGACAATTGATGGTCAGGATGGCCCTGGGCGGTCTTGCAACCGCCCGTAGAGGCATAACAACACAAGAGGGCGAAGATATGGCTAACAACAAAGTACAACTGGATCGTAGACGGGCAGATACGAACAAAGATGGCCAAATAAGTAAATATGAAGAGTTGGCTGGGGAAGCCACGCAAAAGGCTATGCTCGATGACCCAGAGCAAGATGATAAATTCTCTATGGCTCACGGCGGCTTGGGCATGGACTACATGGCTAGCGGAATTATGGGATACGACGATGTGTCCGGTAATCCTATCCCTTTGGGCGCGAGTGCGGAAAACGTCCGCGACGATATTGATGCAAACATTAGTACAGATGAATACGTTCTCCCGGCTCATGTTGTGAAGTGGCATGGGCTGAAGCACATCCAGGAACTGCAGTCTGAAGCAGAGATGGGGCTGATGACCATGAAAATGGATGGCCTGATACAAGAGGTGCAGGGTGAGACAGAAACGAAACCCGGTAGCGAAGGCGTTGAGGACGCCAAAGTTTCGGATGAGAGTGGTGCAGAGCAAGAAGAAGAAGAAACGATCCAAACACCAGAAGGCAACGAAATCGAAGTGGCTGGAGTAAAAACTACCCTAGTAGAACCTGAGATAGACGAGACCGAAGAGTATAAAAATAACAAAAGCGGTAAGTCTACTCAAATGTTCGGCACTATGCAGAAACCTAGAGTTTCTTTCATAATGTAATCTAAGAGGGCTACCCGCGAAGCGCGGCCCCCAAAGGAAAATCATGGCTAAATATAGAAGAGATATCGCCCCAGAGGAGGGCGAGGAATTGACTTATGTGGAAGAGATTTCTCAAGCCCAGGGTCAATCAGAACCGGACACTGAAGACGGGGCGTTTAAGAAACGCTACGGGGATTTGCGCCGACACACCCAACAGGTGATGCAGCAAAAAGACCAGGAGATGGCTAAGATGAAAGAGCAGCTTGACCAGGCTGCTCGAGGACAGATCAAGTTTCCTAAAACGGATGAAGAGATAGAAAATTGGTCTAACCGTTACCCGGACGTTGCAAAAATCGTAGACAGCATTGCACGGAAACGTGCAAATGAGGCTATGGAAGAGGGTGAGAAGCGGATGGCTGGCTTAAAGCAGCTGGAAACTAAGCTTACCCTCAAAGACGCTGAGCAACAGCTTTTGCAGATCCATCCTGATTTTTCGAGTATCCGACAGGACACGGCCTTTCATGAATGGGCTGCTCTGCAGCCAATTAGCATCCAAGATGCTCTTTATAAAAACAACACTGATGCGCGTACAGCTGCCAGAGCTATAGATCTCTACAAAGCGGATACGGGCAACAAAAAGTCAGCTAAGAAATCAGCGGCACAATCTGTGAGTAAGAGTTCCAATGTAGCGCCTTCTTCCGGCAAAACAGGTTTCTCCGAAAGCCAGGTAGATAAGATGTCCGCTGCTGATTACGATAAGTTCGAGGATGCTATCCTCACATCTATGCGAACCGGAAATTTCGTTTACGATATGTCCGGTGGAGCACGCTAGGTATTGCTAAATGTATCACTTTATGGTATAGTAACGATATCTTTAGAGGTAATTTAATTACCTTTGTAGCAAAGCTAGGGCCGCTATAAGCCTACCCCCAGTTTTGTCCTTTCCAAAAGAATATAGACAGTAGTCCACCAGTACCCTCTGGCCCGTGGTTTCACGCAACCCAGCAGCAAGTACTGCCACTTATTTGTCCTTTTCGGAACCCTGATCGGGCGTCTTTCGCCCAGCCATTCCTAAGGAGACATAAAATGGCATTTGAAAAAGCTGCAGGTTATGGCAACCTGCCAAATGGAAATTTTTCCAGTATTATTTACTCGAAAAAGACCCAAAATGCTTTTCGCAAGGCAACAGTTGTCGGCGATATTAGCAACTCAGACTATTTTGGCGAGATTTCTGCACAAGGAGATACCGTTCGAATTATCAAAGAACCAGAAATAACTGTTAAAAGTCTAGCACGGGGGACAACGATTCAAGCGCAAGATCTTGACGATGAAGATTTCTCACTGACCATCGACAAAGCTTTCTACTATGCCTTCAAGATGGACGATATTGAGGAAAGCCACTCTTATTGATTGGGAGCTTTAGGGAGTAATCCCTATCGAAGAACTAGGTGAATTGCTGGAACATCCTAACGTCAAGACGAGGACAATCAGCAGCGAAGCCCCAAAACTGGGGAACGTTCAACGACCATCCCGCTGTAGGGAGTAGGATCAAGTGATCCGAAGCGCTTAGCTCCTAGTTTAACTAGGATGATAATATGGTCTTCTCTGCATAGAAAATATGCAGCAGTTCATGAGAGAACGGACAAGTAATTAACGCAACTTGTCGAAAATATGGCACGTAAACTTTATGCAACTGGCTACCGACCGTGCGGCTTACCGCCTTGCGGATCAGTATGACCAAGAGTGTTTGGGCTATCTGGCTGGCTACAAGCAGCCCTCAGTTCATTCCTCAGCTAACGCTCTGAATGATGTGGTTAACGGCGATAAAGCCGTTACAACAGCAGGCGATAACGAATTGCTTGCAAGTATGCAGCTGAAAAAAGGCGATTTTGGGAATATTACAACCTCGTCTGCCGGAGATCACTCGATCCCAATAGCAGCTCGTATGCCTGGGGCTACTGCACTTGATGACGGTACGGTTTCACCAGCAATGGTTATTGCTCGTATGAGCCGCCTGTTGGATCAGCAGCAAGTTGATACTCAAGATCGTTGGCTTGTTGTGGATCCGGTGTTTATGGAAATCCTGCGAGACGAGGATTCTCGGTTATTTAACAATGACTTCGGTGAATCTGGTGGGTTGCGTAATGGCCTGGTTTTGAAGAAATTTCACGGCTTCCGTGTATACTCTTCGTCGAATCTTCCATCTGTAGGGACCGGAAGCGGGACCTCTGGCGAAAGTAACCAGCTAACCAATTTTGGCGTTATAGTCGCTGGGCATAACAGTGCTTTTGCAACAGCAGAGCAACTGGCGAAAACGGAGACCTACCGGGATCCAGATTCATTTGCCGATATCGTAAGAGGTATGCACCTATACGGAAGAAAGATCCTTCGTCCCGAAGGTATCGTAACAGCCAAATATAACGCAGCTTAAAGGAGGGCAACACAATGGCAACTTACGCTAGTTCACTTCAAGCAGTCCACAGGCCTTCGGCACCCGGCTGCTATCTCATCAGCAATACAATCGATATTGCTGTAGAAAATGTGAATAACGCTGCAGCATTAGCTGCAAACGATATTCTAAAGATTTTCACTCTACCAAAAGACACGCTAATCATGGCTGCAGGTTTCGAAGTCGAAGCCCTGTTGACCGGAGAGAGCAACGACACAACTTTCAACCTAGGTATCACTGCGGCCAGTACAGGCGGCATTGCGGTAGATGTTGATGAATTTGTCGCTGCCATGGATACGGACGCTATGGCGGTCGGATCTTACGCCACGATGATCCCCGGCGTGTACCCAAACGTAGTAGGCTCAACCACCACTACGTTGGATCTGGAACTGCAAGCTGCTGGAACAGCACCAACCGGCGGTAAAATGCGGGTTTGGGCAGTTCTTATGAACATCG